AAACAAGGCGATTGCAGAAAAATAGACGCTAAATCATAACGTTTTATAGGCTCTGGAGAGTAACAGTACCGGAACAGTGCGTTGCGGCCTGACGGGCGGCATCTTCAGCATGACCGGGGAATTGCCGCTGATATTTGACGAGCAAGGGGCTTTATGATAGAATCCCAGTGAAAGTATTCAAAAAAACCGGGCTAAAATTCGAATACCCGGTTTCAAAATGCGAGGTTCTTAAAAATTTTCCGGAAAACAAAAAGGCCCTCCCGCGCGGCATGACGGAAGGTGCCTGATCACAGAGAGGCGCAGTCCGGGCGGATGGGCGCGACAGTCTGAGCAGACTATCCTACGATGAAGGGATGGTCTGCTTTTTTATGACGGACTACGAGAAGATGGCGCGGAAGCTGATTGCGATGAAGGAACCGCAGGCTTTGGAGGACGCGCTGGAGCTCTGCAGGGCGCTGGAGAGAAAGGACAGCGTTCACGTCTCCGGACGGAGCGGGGATGAGGTCGTGCTTGACCAGGACAACTTTCAGACGGCGCACGCACTGGCGAGGAAGATCAGGACGGCGGCGAATCAGCTTCAGAAGTCCGGCGGCGGACAGCGGATGCTGGACCTGTACTTTGACTGCCATCTGTTCGACGCGCCGTACTGGTTCGACAGCTTTTGCATCTACGTCGAGAGGGACCGGGAACCGAGCAAGAAATTCTACGTCCCGCGCAGAAAGCAGCTGCTCCCCTGTGTGGAAGCCATGCAGGATCTCGAAGACGGGAATCTGGAATTGCTGTGCATTTCCGAACCGCCCGGTGTCGGGAAGACAACGCTGGCCGAGTTCTTCCTTGCCTGGCAGTGCGGGAAGCACCCGGAGCTTGCCAACCTGATCGGATCGCACAACAACGCTTTTCTGAACGGCATGTACGGAGAAATGCTGAGGATTATGTACCGGGGCGGCGAATACCGCTGGGGCGACGTGTTTCCGAAGCTGAAGGTCATCAACACGAATGCGCGCAACATGATGATCGACGTAGGGCGTGACCGGACCGAGGGAAAGCGCTTCATGACGCTGGAGTTCTCTTCCATCGGCAGCGGCAACGCCGGTAAGGTCCGCGCACAGAATTTGCTGTATTGCGATGACCTTGTGGATGGGATCGAAACGGCGATGAGCAAGGATCGGCTGGACAAGCTGTGGCAGCAGTATTACACAGATCTGCGGCAGAGGAAGATCGGTGACCGATGCAAGGAGCTGCACATTGCGACCCGGTGGAGCCTGTACGATGTGATCGGCCGGCTTGAGCAGGAATACGAGGACGACCCGAAGGCAAAGTTCATCCGATTCTCGGCGCTGGATGAGAACGACGAGAGCAACTTCGAATATCCGTTCGGACTTGGCTACACGACGAAAGCTCTGCACGACCAGCGGGACATCATGGATGACGCCAGCTGGAGAGCCCTATATTGCAACGAGCCGATCGAGAGAGACGGCAGACTCTACGATCCGGAGGAAATGCGGCGGTATTCCACGCTGCCGGAACGGGAGCCTGACACCATCATCGCCATCTGCGACACCAAAGAACAGGGAAACGACTATGCGGTCATGCCGGTGGTCTACCAGTACGGCGGAGACTATTACATCGAGGACTTTGTATGCTACAACGGCAAGGTGGAAGTCATCGAGGACCTGATTGTGGAAATGCTGCTGAAGCACAAGGTAAAGCTGTGCCAGGTTGAATCCAACCGCGGCGGCATGATGTTCGCACAGAACCTTGCAAACCGGATCAAAGCGTCCGGAGGCGGGACGAACATCACAACAAAATGGACCCAGAGCAACAAGGAAACCAGAATCATCATCAACGCGGTATGGGTCAAGAAGCACTGCCTGTTTAAGTATGAGAACGACTACCGGGGAAACAAGGAATACCGGACGGCCATGAACCTGCTGTATTCCTACTCCATGGCCGGGAAAAACAAGCACGACGATGCACCGGACGTGATGGCGCTGCTGGCAGACTTCTGCATGACGGTTGTGGGTGCGCAGGCCGAGGTCTTCACAAGGCCGTGGTGAACGGACGATTATGAACAAATTGTAAATTATTCGCTTTATATGATAAAAACACAAGATATTGTGATACAATATATGCGGATATGTATATACAGTTTACGGAAAGTGTATAAATTTTCCGTGATCTGCGAGGCTGTTTTAGAGCGAAACAAATGGTGAAATAAGTTTGAAACAAGCGATTTCTCTTTCACCGGCGGCCGTGAGGCAGATCGAAAACATCCTGAACGAAGGAAAAGCGGCGCAGGTCAAGATCCTCAAGGAAAAGCGCGGCAGGCGTCTTCTGGTTCAGGAGATTTCGGCAACGAAGAAATATGACGCTGTGATTGCTACTTTTGGAGAGTAAATCGCAGATTATATCGGTTATCTCCGCGTTTGGAGAATAACGACGGCCCGAGCGGGTCAACTGCTTACATCATGTAGGCGGTTGGCCCGTTTTTTATTTTTTTCGGAAGGAGCGGCGCAGAGACGATGGACGACAACAGACCGGTAACCAACATGCTGGAAAGCTATGCGATCCGCGCGATGGATCTCTTTCCGGAGCACGCTCTGACCGGAAGAAAGAAGATTCGGACGACGGTCAGCGAGATTACGGCGGAGAACGTGCGGAAGGTTCTGGATGATGCCCTTGCATTGCAGATGGTCAATGCCGGGGAAATCCGGTACCTGTGGGACTTCTACCGCGGCAAACAGGATATTCGAAGCAAGAAGAAGTTTGTCCGGGAAAACATCAACAACAAGATCATGGTCAACCGTGCCAATGAGATTGTGACCTTTAAGACAGCCTACCTGCTGAACGAGCCTATTCAGTATATCAGCCACGGCGACGGCGTGAGCGAAGAGATCGCAAAGCTCAATGAATTCATGCGGGCTGAGGACAAGGAAAGCCACGACAAGGAAATCGTGGACTGGCTGCACATCTGCGGCGTGGCCGAACGTTTGGTTCTGACGGACGGCATGGCCGGTGAAGACGGCGGTGCGCCGTTCTACCTGTACACGCTGGACCCGCGGGAAGCTTTTGTGATCTACAGCGCGGCGGTTGGCGAAAAGCCGATGGCCGGTGTGGTGATCCGCTATGACGAACAGGACAGGATGTTCGCGGAAGTCTGGACGGAGAACCGCAAGTTCACGGTGAAGAAAGATTCCGTCGAGGAAGAACATCATGTTCTGGGCGGGATTCCTCTGATCGAATACGAAAACAACATGGCGCGGATGGGTGCGTTTGAGACGGTCATCCCGATTCTCAACGGCATCAACCAGCTGGAGAGTGATGCGGTGGATTCCGTGCAGGACTTTGTGAACGGCTTCGATGTCTTCCAGAACTGCGAGATCGCGGACGGCAGCTATTCGCAGCTGTCCCTCGGCGGCAAGGCCGTGAAGATCAAAACGGTGACGCAGGGTATGGAAGCGAAGGTCTACCGGGTGGCGTCGGAACTTCAGCAGAGCGGCGTACAGCAGCGCATCAACGACCTGACCGAAGCCTATCTGACCATCTGCGGGATGCCGAACCGCAACGGCGGCAGCAGCACCAGCGACACCGGGCAGGCTGTCATCTTCCGCGACGGCTGGAGCGAGGCGGAGAGCCGCGCAAAAGATTCCGAAAAGCTCTATATCCGGTCCGAAAGAAGCTTTCTTCGCGTTGTCCTGAACATCTGCAGGAAGCAGACGGAAAAGGGCATGAGCCTCGGCGATCTGGAACTGAAGGACATCGGAGTGAACTTCACGAGAAAGAGCCTGAACAATCTCCAGAGCCGCTTCCAGTGCTTCATGGAAGGTCTCAATTCCGAGAAGATCCATCCGGAGCTGCTGTTCAACGCTTTCGGAGACATCTTCGGAGACAAGGCGAAAGCCTATGAGATGTCGATGGCCTGGCAGGAAGAACAGGAAAAGAAGAACGAGGAAAAACTCCAGAAGCAGCTTGACGCGGAACGGGAAAGGATAAACGGCGGCAATGGCGACGACAAGAACGACGGCACCGAAACCGTACCGCCTGGCGGATCGGACCGGGAAGAATCTGGCGGCAAGGACGCAGACACGGTTTGAGGAAAGCAGACGGAAGCTCAGTCTGATGGACTTCGATGAGGTCAACGTGCTCAAGGAGACGCAACGGCTTTATCAGAAACTCTATGATGACTGCAAGCAGGCGTGGCGGGATCTCTACCGCGACCGGTACACCGAACTGTGGGTCTGGCTGAAGGGCGAGAAACCGGATGAGGACGAGATCGACGATCTGGTGGAGATGGAGCTTTCCGGACTGCTGTACGTGTCCCATCCGGTGACGAAGTACATCTTCGATGCGGAAGTGCTGCGGAAGCGTGACCGGATGTGGGAGGACATGCTTGCCTCACCAACGAAGGTCCAGAAGCAGCTGGCAATGGAGAAGGCGTCCCGGTTCTGGGTGCAGATGACCGGATGGTATACGGATTTCACATCGCAAGATGCGGAAATTCAGGCGCTTCGCAATGCCGGAATCAAAAAGGTGCTGAGGCATGAGATGGACGATGACAAGGTTTGCCAGACATGCCGCGAACTGGACGGGAAGGTCTATGCCATCGACAAAATCCCGCCGCTGGAGCATCTTCGGTGCAGGAGATGGTTCGAGCCGGTACCGGAGAAGAAGTAGCCGACTTCCTGCACTCACAGGGGTTTTCAAATGTTTTTTTCCTCTGTGATGTGCGTTTGTCCCCTTTCATCGTAAAGCCGCACGGCTGCTGGCCTGTCCTGGGGCAGACAGGTCAGGTCGTCGGATGAAACAAAGCAGCGCCGTGAACTGACTGTCCGGTCTAAACCTC